CAATTTGTTGTTGCGTATTACCCATCAAACTGGGACAGAAAAACGGCAGTATCTTTAATGAACGACTACGAAAAATACCTCAAGGAGAAGAACACATGATTAGAAAAGACATACAAAAAGCATGGAACATGATGTCTATGCATAACAGTGAATTGTTGTTGGAGAACTATGAGCTGAAGGAGCGCATCAATAAATTAGAAGCACAACTATTTAAAAGAACATTTTGGGGGTACATCAAATGTTGGTGGGTTAATAGGAGGGTGTTATGACTGAAGAAGACGAAGAGTTCGAGCGCATCGAACGAGAGCAACAAAGAATAATTGAAACACAACAGGCATTGCGTGAAGAGATGAGACTGGCCAATAAATATTTTGACCTTGCTTACGACAACTTCAAGCGCAACCAAGTACTTGAAGAGGTGGCACAAGAGTTTGATAAGTTAAAGAATTTTGGTGATACGTCACAATCGTTCGCAGCATTTGTAAGGGGAATGAAGAAATGAAACAGGCAAGAATGGCATTTGAGAATTACATGGCTACCAAGGGCAGAGACATCTCTGAGTACTGGACTGGTCATCGATATTCAAACACAAACATCAATACAAAGTGGAGTTACTTCCTACTGGGTTGGACAATGAATCAAGGAAAATAAATGATAAATATAAGTGAAATCAACGTAGCAGAAAGCTATCAGGCTAGAACAGAGATCAATAGTGATGATGTGGATAAGTATGCAGAGCAGATGTTATTGGGTGAGGTTTTCCCTCCAATAGTTCTGTTTAACGTAGGCGGTAAGCTCCTTATTGCTGACGGTTGGCATCGATACTATGCCAATAAAAAGAACAACAAGACTAGGATTGACGCAGACATTCGCAAGGGTGAGTACAGGGACTATAAGTTTTACTGCTGGTTTGCTAACCCAAACAACAAGCATGGCAGACCGCCAACGAATGCTGACAAGCTGAAGATTCTCAAGGATTGCTTGGAAGACTTTGAGGTATCTCTATGGCCTGATGTTGAGATTGCTAGAAAGCTTGGCTTTGCCCATACTTTTGTGAGCAAGTACAGAGAGAAGCCAGCAGAAATTGTTGTGACCAAGAAAGATGGAACGACATACAAGCGCAAGTCAACTTCTGCAAAGCCTCCAAAAGAGATTGAGCCTCCATTGGTTTCTACGCCCAAGGTAGAAGAAAAGAATGCCGAGGTCATAGACTATTTGACTCAAGAGAACGAGTCGCTGCGTGATCAGTTGGCTTTGGCAAGCGTACCTGAAGAGGGTCGTGATCTAGCAAAGGAAACGATTGAGGGATTGCGTGAAGAGATACGTTTGTTGCAGATTGACAATACGTCACTCAGGGCCAGTCGGGATAAGTTTCAAGCTGAGAATGCTCAGTTGAAGCGCCAGATTGTTATGCTCAACAAAAAGATCAAAAGCTTAGAGTAAGTAATGCTCAAGCCAACGAGCAAAAGTGTTGGCAGCGGAGAATTAAATGGGATTAAATCTTAGGCCGTACCAGGTCGAAACACTTGATGCTTTGCGTAAAGGGTTTCTTGAAGGTAATAAAAGTCAAATCTTGTATGCCCCTACGGGGGCTGGCAAGACTGAAATGGCAATAGCTTTGTTGGAGGCCACAAGGGCAAAAGGCAACCGTGCAGCAATGTTACTGGACCGTATTGTTCTTTGTGATCAAACATCACAAAGGCTGGAAAAGTATGACATTGATCATGGTGTCTTGCAGTCTGGTCATTGGCGGTATCGTCCTGATGAGTTGATACAAGTTTGTTCTGCTCAGACGCTGGAAAAGCGTGGGCAGTTTCCAGGCTTGAATCTTCTCATTGTGGATGAGTGTCATCAGACCAGGGAGCAAACTGTTCAGTTCATCAAGGATAATCCGAGCGTGCGCGTAATTGGTTTGTCGGCCACTCCATTCACGAAGGGCCTGGCACACACTTACTCGAATGTGATTTCAACAGTAACGACTAAGCAGCTGGTGGACCAGGAAGTGTTGGTTCCGTTGCGTGTGTTTATTGCAAAAGAGATCAACATGGAGGGCGCCAAAAAAGTAGCGGGTGAGTGGTCCCAGGCCGAGGTTACCAAACGCGGGAAGGTTATTACTGGTGATATCGTCAATGAGTGGATTAAAAAAACACACGAAATATTTGGCGGGCCGCGTAAAACAATTGTTTTTTGTTCTGGTGTAGCGCACGGCACGGACCTAGCTAGGTCTTTTGCTGAGCAGGGATATAACTTTATTTCTATTAGCTACCAGGATGAGGATCAGTTTAAAAAAGATGTGATTGAAGATTTTGCTAAGCCTGATACTGCAATACACGGGCTCATAGCTACTGACATTTTGACCAAGGGGTTTGACGTTCCTGATGTAATGATTGGGGTATCGGCTCGACCATTCTCCAAGTCTTTGTCTTCTCACATCCAACAGATGGGTCGGGTTATGCGGTCATACCCTGATAAAAAGTTTGCTCTGTGGCTAGATCATTCGGGTAACTATCTCAGGTTCCGCGAGGATTGGGAGGACGTTTACGCGAATGGAGTTCATGAGTTGGATGATGGCGCAGAGAAAACCAAGCCAGAGCCAACAGAAAAAGAGAAAACCGATTCTAAATGCCCAAAGTGTGAGGCTTATTTTCCCAAGTACATGGATGTTTGCGCGAATTGCGGCCATGTTCGTGAAAGGCGTAACACTGTGGAGGCGGTTCCTGGAGAGATGGAAGAGATAAGCACAACCATGACTCGCGAAAATAAACAGCTGTGGTGGTCTATGTTGCAATATTATGTTCAGTACAGCGGCTGGAAAGTTGGAAGGGCTGCGAACGTCTACAAGGAAAAGTTCGGGGTCTGGCCTAGGGGATTGGACGATACAGTTGTAATCCCTAATGCAGAGATAAAGAAGTTTATTGACGATGGTATCAAGAGATACATTAGACAGATTAAAAGGATGCGGTAATGGAGTTAGTTGAATTTTGCAGGGCTCATGGGGTATTGATTGATGCCCCTCCACCAATTGGTGTGTGGAAAAGATATCCAACTGAGGATCATCCCAGGTCCAGGAATGGTGCTGTTAAATACATGGGGACTCATGCCTTTGTGCAAAATCATGCACTGGACCAGGCTGTTTCCGTTTGGAAGCCTGAGTCTGTAGCTGATATTGATCGCAGAAAATTTGAGTATCTGGTCAAGCGTGAGGCTGAAAATACTTTAAAGCTGCAGGCTGATGCGGCCAAGCGTGCCGCTGGTATATTGAATGAGTGTCAATTCGCGCATCATCCTTACCTTAAATCTAAGGGATTTGCTGATGAGTCTGGGTATGTTTATTTGCACCCGAGCGATGGCCAGGTATTGGTTATTCCAATGCGCGCGGACGGTCATTTGATCGGTGCTCAATTGATTGACAAGCGTGGGTCTAAAAAGTTTTTATACGGGCAAAAAAGCGCCGGGTCTGAATTTGTATTTGACAACAAAGGCGAACATTTTTTTTGTGAGGGTTACGCGACCGCGCTAAGCGTGAGGCTTGCCTTAAAAAGCGCGCGGATTAGATACACAATTCATGTTTGTTTTTCTGCTCATAATTTGCTGAAGCTGGCCCAAAAATATAAGCGTGGGTTTGTCATATCCGACAATGATGAATCAGGCACTGGGGAAAGCGTGGCCCAGCGCACCGGTTTACCTTATTGGATTAGCGAAATAACCGGGGAGGATGGTAACGACTACCACCAGCGCGCCGGTATATTTAGATTTTCTCAAACCCTTTTAGGATTAATCCAAGGGCGTAAAGTGTAAGCCATGCGGCCAGGGTAGCTATAAAGCGGGCCCCGGCCGCGGCTTGGTGTTCGCGTTGTGCCTGGGTCCTCATTGCAGCTGCTCTTTTAATGTTTTGTGCAGCTGCTCTATCAATTCATTGTTGATAGTAATCAATTGATTAGCCCTTATTAAATCCTCCCGGTCCAGGGCGCCCAGCGCGTCAATGTTGTTATCGTGTATCTCGTGCAATAAGTCGGTTATTTTGTCCATGTTTTCCCCTTATAGGTCCAATACATCGGCGCGGGCCTGTTCGTGCTCGGCGCTGCTTTTAAATACTTGGCCACAATCCAAGCACACAATCCGGGAATAGTTTTCCGTTTTAATCCACCCGTGCGAGCATTGGCCGCGTTTAAGGGCCTGGGCGGCCCGGCGTGCGGTTTGCTCCAGGGCGTGAGTTAATAGGTCGGCATTGTTTAAGTAATCCATTGTTTTAAATCCTTTAAGTTAAATTGTGCAGCATCCACAGCAGGGCGCATCGATACAGCGGCCGCGGGTGTTGCGTATAAAGTACTGGGGGCGGCCTTCGTTGTACGTTATGACTAATCCAGGCGGCGCCAGGAAAGCCCGGCGGGTTTTGGTGTCGTAATTGATGGCGGCCCCGGCCTGGAAGGCCGCGCCGGTTTTGCTGCAGCGGCCGGGGTATTTGGCGCGTATTGTTTTAATCATGGTTTACCCTTTCATAATTGGGATAACGCGGCGGGCGCGCTGGTCGGTTAATTTTGCGCGGGTCCCGTGCGCTCTGAATCCGATAATCGTTTTTCTGTCGGCCTTTTGGCACAGCTGGCACACTGCGCAGGTCATATACTCTTTAACTTGGGCCGGGCATACAGTAATTGAGCGGCCCTGGGGTGTAGTGGTGTGCTGTGGCGTATCACTGGGGACAATGCACACAGTCGGCAGGCCGGTGGCGGCCAGGGTGTCGGCCTCTCCAGCATCATCGGCGGATAGGTTAATAGTAAAGCCCCACAAATTGGCGTAGGTAATCCACTGCAGGGCCTGCGGTGTTTTTTTGTGGGTGTATGTAAACCCGCGGCGTCCAATATTCGCGCGGACAATTTCACCCAGGGCGGCCGGGTCCACAGTTTCACCGGCGCCGGGTAAATCCCCGGCAACATTGTGGCGCCACAGCTGGCCCGGTTTCATGTTTTCAATTTGTTTAATAAGTGCCTGGATATCTACGCCGCGGCTTGGGACCTTGTTCCAATTAAGCCGGGTAAAATAGTCTTCACCATAACAATCGGCCAAGTAATGCGGGCAGCTGGGCGGGCATGTGCCGCGTTCGCTGTAGGTGGTTGGGATTGGTCCGGTTTTACGGTTTTCTGATTTGTTAATGTAATGGTATTTCATGCGTTTTCACCTTGGTGGACGATGCAAAATCCTAAGATGGCCGTGGCCAGCGGGAACAGTGCGGGGATTGATAAGCCGATAAAAATCAAATAACCGGCGAGGAAAGTTAAAAGAAAAGAGAAAATTAGAATTAGAGTATCCATGTTATGCGGCCTTAAAGTATTGGGGGATTAAAGCGGCCAGGCGTTCCAGCTGCTGCTTTTTGTTTTGGCGGTGCTGTGCGGCCTTTTGGGTTTTCCTGGCCAAGTGTTCGCGGCAGCGGTCGCGCCAGGTCTTGGCGTATCCGGTGGGATTGGGGGCCAGCTGGTCCAGTTTGTTGAGCATTCGCGCGGGCATATCGTAATAATGCGGCCCCATATCCTCGGCCATGTCTTTGAAGGCGAATTCAACCAGGTCGGGGCGATAACTAGCGCGGCGCTCGGTTAGGACCACCATCCCATAGAAGTGAGCGTTCCCGGTCGGTGTGGTCATTTTCATAATAGCGTAATAAGTGCTCCCGGTTATACTGTGATCGATTATTTCCCAGCGCGTGCCTTGGGCGCTGTTCTGGTTTAATTCGCGGCGCAGCACGTCCGCGGTTTTTTCGTTTCGGTCGATTGTGTAAGAGGTCCATCCCATGATTAGTTATCCTTTTTGGTTAGTTGCCGGGCGAAGTGTTGCCCCATAAGCCCACAGCATGGGCTTATAGAATTCACTTAAGCGGCTTAAACTGTGAGTGCTGGTTAATTTCCTGCTGGGTTACTTGCTGGGCGGCCTTGATTCGGTTAATCGATTCCTGCAGCTGCTCGGTTGTTTTTACGCTGGCGGCGTCAATGATTAACGATTTGTCGATTTTGTAATACTTGCCAGGTTTGAGCTGCTTTGTAGCTAAGGCTATGTATTTTGATTTGAGGTTTTCATGGTGCATAAATGCTGCGATGCTGCTGATTGTGTCAATTGTTAAATCGTTCATGGTTAGGTCCTTTCAATAAATGATGGGGAAAGCGGGAAGGGGTGTATTTTCAGCAGCTGCTTGTAATTCGGTTTTGAGGTCGTAATCCTCAACGCGGTAATCCATCTCTCCCAAGTCATAGGATTTGAGGATTGCTACCGGCGTGAAGTTAACATTAGCTGGCAGCGTGGCGTCAATGTAGCGGTCGATATCGACCATCACAATGCGGCCATCATCTAATAGAGCAGCGCCAATACGCTGGCCCTTGTCGCTGTATGTGCGGCCGGTGTTAAAGAAAAGTTTTTTCATGTGCTGCCCTTTCGTGTAGTGCGTTGTAGATAATTGCGGAAAGCTGTAAGATAGTGCAATCATTTACAACTGTCAAGCTAGGGGAAACCCTTAGTTTGTGTAAATAGTTTGTAAAGCTTGGAAAGTTTGCCGGGTAACTTGGCGCCTGGTAATTGGTTAATCGGTGCAGGGGTGTTGCGGTTTTCCCTTTTGTTCCCCTATAATCGGGGCCTGGATTAACGAACCGAATAGGTGAGTAGTTATGTTGACCAAATCAGAGATAAGCGAAGCACTAGACCAAATACCCGTTTCATCAATAATGAATAAACAAAGGGAAAAACAACTCACACCAAAACAAAAGCGTTTTGTTAAAGAGATAGCGATTAATGGTGAGAGTAAGAGCGCAGCATACCGGAAAGCGTATAACACCAAGGCAAAACCCAGCGTTGTCGGCGCGGACGCGCAAAAGCTTAGTCGAAATCCTTTAATAGCCCTTGAGATAGAGCGCGTTCGCCTGGCGGTTGAGAGGTTGGAATATCGTTCCCCCGGACATTTAAAGGCGCTCGTGGTGGATTCGCTCACAGCTGTACTACTGGACGATGGCGCGCGCCACAGCGACATTATCAATGCGGCCAAGGTCATTGGGTCTATTTCCGGTGTAGATATGTTTAAAGAGCAGGCCCAGGAAAGCCGTGCAGTTAGCAGCACTTCAGCGCGAGACAATCTATTGGGTGAACTTAAACGCCTGCTCAAACGCGACACAGCGGACGTTGTGGACGTTGAGGCCCACACCCTTTTGGAGGAGCTGGCTGGCGCACCCCACCCAGGGGCCACCCCCCCAATCGAGCCGAAGGAGTCCCATGATTCGGTGCATAGTGTTCCACACAAACAACCACCAGAAAATTTGAGCACCCCCAAAAACCCTAATGAAATCAATGAGTTAAGATCTGAGTCCGACTCAGATGTCCCCCACCCCTCTGAAAATGCCGTGGAACATACTGTGGATAACTTTATGGAAACACCCACCGTTGATGAAAGTGATGGGTTCCATAGATGACCCCGGCACAGAGTGAGGTATATCAGATTATTAGGGAGTATTGGGCTCGGTATTACTGTGCGCCGTCTTATCGGGATATAGCGAGGATAAGGGGTAAGAATGGGTTGGGTAATATTGGGAAGATTATTACGAGGCTGGAGAAGTTGGGTGCGGTGAAGAGGAGGAAGGGGAGTAGATCTGTTCGGCCTAGTGACTTGAGGTATAAGGATATATGAAGAAGGGCATACAGAATGAAGTTAGATGAATTGTTAGAGGCTATGCCTGAGGATCAGTATTTGGAGTTCATGGAAAAGGTGAGGAGTTTCCGTGAGGCGGTGGAGAGGGAGAAGGCGCAAGAGAAGTTTATGGATTATGTGAAGATGATGTGGCCTGGTTTTGTTGCGGGTCGGCATCATGCTGTGATGGCGAAGAAGTTTGAGGCGATTGCTAGGGGAGAGAGTAAGCGGTTGATTATCAATATGGCTCCTAGGCATACGAAATCTGAGTTTGCGAGTTATTTGTTGCCGTCATGGTTTTTGGGTAAGTTTCCCAATAAGAAGGTGATTCAGTGTTCGAATACTGCGGAACTTGCCGTGGGATTTGGACGGAAGGTTAGGAACTTGGTGGGGAGTGAGCAGTATAAGACTGTGTTTCCTGAAGTGAATTTGAGGCAAGATAGTAAGGCGGCGGGTAGGTGGAGTACCAATAAGAATGGCGAATATTTTGCGATTGGTGTTGGGGGAACGGTAACGGGTAAGGGTGCTGACTTGCTTATTATTGATGATCCGCATAGTGAGCAAGAGGCGGCGTTAGGGGATCCGAGTGTATTTGATCGGGTGTATGAGTGGTATACGTCTGGGCCGAGGCAGCGTTTGCAGCCTGGTGGTTCTATTGTAGTTGTGATGACGAGATGGTCAGAGAGGGATTTGACTGGTCGGATTATCAAGGATGCGTTGGGTAGGGATAAGGGGGAAGAGTGGGAGGTGATTGAGTTGCCTGCCATTATGCCGAGTGGGAATCCGTTGTGGCCAGAGTTTTGGAGTTTGAGTGAGTTGTCGGCGTTGAGGGAAGAGTTGCCGCCGATGAAGTGGAATGCTCAGTACCAGCAGCAACCTACAGGTGAAGAGGGGGCGTTGGTGAAGAGGGATTGGTGGAAGGTATGGGAGAGTGATACGCCTCCTCCATGTGAGTTTATTATTCAGAGTTGGGATACTGCGTTTACGAAAAATGAAAGGAGTGACTATTCTGCGTGTACGACTTGGGGGATATTTAATCTGAACGAGGATCCTAATAATAAGAACATTATTTTGTTGGATGCGTTCAAGAAGAGGATGGAGTTTCCTGAGTTAAAGCAGACGGCATATGAGTTTTATAAGGAGTGGCAACCTGATTCGTTTGTGATTGAGGCGAAGGCGGCGGGTAGTCCGTTGATTTTTGAATTGAGGCAGATGGGTATTGTGGTGACGGAATATACGCCGAGTAGGGGAAATGACAAGTTTGTGAGGCTGAATAGCGTGACGGATTTGTTCAAGTCGGGTAAAGTATGGTGTCCTGACACTAGGTGGGCGAGCGAGGTGGTTGAGGAGATGGCAGCGTTTCCGAATGGGGATCACGATGACTTGGTGGACAGTTCTGTTCAGGCATTGATCAGATTTAGGCAAGGTGGATTCTTAAGGTTGCAGACGGATGAAGAAGATGAACCTAGGGATTTTCGTAGAAGACACGTTTATTATTAAGGATTGATATGATTGACAACGCACTATACCAAGCGCCTCAAGGGATTGAGAGTTTGCAAGATGGGCCAGATATTGAGATTGAAATCGTAAACCCAGAGGGGGTGAAGATTGGCATGGATGGTGTGGAGATTGATCTGGAGCCAGAGGAGGATCATGGTGAGGAGAGCTTTGATTCCAATTTGGCTGAGTACATGAGCGAGAACGAGCTGATGAGTATTGGCTCGGATTTGGTTTCCGATGTTGAGGGAGATATCAATTCTAGGAAAGACTGGGTTGAGATGTTGGTCAAGGGCTTAGAAGTTCTTGGCATGAAGTATGAGGAGAGGACTGAGCCTTGGAATGGAGCGTGTGGTGTTTTCTCTACAGTACTGACTGAAGCCGCGGTGAGGTTTCAAAGTGAGACGATCATTGAGACGTTTCCAGCACAGGGGCCTGTGAAGACTCAGATCATTGGTGCGATTGATAAGCTGAAGGAAGATGCAGCTGATCGAGTTGCTGAGGACATGAATTATGAGTTGACGGATGGAATGCCTGAGTACCGTCCTGAGCATGAGAGGATGTTGTTTAACTTGGGGTTGGCTGGTAGTGCTTTTAAGAAGGTTTACTTTGATCCATCACTAGGAAGACAGACCAGTATCTTTGTGCCAGCGGAAGAAGTGATTATTCCTTATGGCTCTAGCGGAGCTAGGACTGCTGAGCGTGTGACTCACATTATGAGGAAGACCAAGAATGATTTGCGTAAGTTGCAGGTCGCTGGTTTTTATAGAGATATAGAGTTAGGGGAGCCAGTACAGACATATACGGATGTAGAGAAGAAGAAGGCTGAAGAGCAAGGGTACTCTGTGACTGATGATGACAGATATCAGTTGATGGAGGTGCAGGTTGATATAGATTTACCGGGATATGAAGATGAAGATGGCATAGCAAGACCATACATTATTACGATTGATAGAGGTACAAACAATGTTTTATCTATTTACAGAAATTGGAAAGAGGGCGATGAGCTTATGCTCAAGCGTCAGCACTTTGTTCAATATGATTATGTACCTGGCTTTGGTGCTTACGGTTTTGGGTTCATACATCTTATTGGTGGTTATGCTCGTGCAGGGACGTCCCTTATTCGACAGCTTATTGATGCCGGGACATTAAGCAATTTACCTGGTGGATTGAAGTCTAGGGGCTTGAGAGTTAAGGGAGATGACACTCCGATTGCTCCTGGAGAGTTCAGAGATGTGGATGTTCCGAGTGGAAGCATCAAAGATAACATTATGGCGTTGCCATATAAGGAGCCAAGTCAAGTATTGGCTGGGTTGTTGGATAAGATTACCGATGAAGGTAGACGTTTAGGCTCTGTAGCAGACATGAATGTGTCTGATATGAGTGCTAATGCGCCAGTTGGTACGACTTTGGCGTTGCTTGAGAGGCAGTTGAAGACGATGAGTGCGGTACAAGCCCGTGTTCATTACTCAATGAAGCAAGAGTTTAAGATTCTGAAAGAGATTATTCGTGAAAATACGCCTAAAGATTACCAATATGACCCTGCTACATCGAACAAAAAGGCCAAACAGAGCGACTATGACTTAGTAGAAGTGATACCTGTTAGCGATCCTAACAGTTCTACGATGGCTCAGAGGATTATGCAGTACCAAGCGGTGATCCAATTGAGTCAATCTGCCCCCCAAATCTACAATTTACCCATGTTGCATCGTCAAATGATTGAGGTTTTGGGGGTAAAGAACGCAGATAAGCTGGTTCCGACCGAGGATGATGAGGTTCCACTTGATCCTATCAGCGAAAACATGGGATTTTTGAATGGAAAACCTACAAAAGCTTTCATTTTCCAAGATCAAGACGCTCATATTGCGGCTCATACTGCATTTATTCAAGATCCCATGATTGCTCAGCAGGTTGGACAGAATCCGATGGGTCAAAAGATCATGGCCGCAGCGCAAGCCCACATTTCTGAGCACTTGGCGTTCTTATATCGCAAGAAAATTGAGGAGCAGTTGGGTGTACCGTTGCCTCCACCAGGAAAAGAGATGGATCCTGAGTTTGAGGTGCAGTTAAGTCAGTTGGTTGCTAAGGCGGCCACACAATTAATGCAGAGTAATGTAGCGCAAGCTCAACAACAACAGGCACAACAACAAGCTATGGATCCATTGGTACAAATGCAACAGCAAGAGTTGCAGATTAAGGCGCAAGATTTGCAAAGAAGGGCTGCGAAAGATCAGGCAGACAATCAAATTGCAGCGGCTAAGTTGCAGTTGGATGCTCAGAGGATCCAAGCGGAGAATCAAAGAGAGCAAGCTAGGTTGGCATCTTCTAATATGCAGAATGAACAGAATATCAAAGCTGATGTGATCACTAAACTCAAAGGACGTTGATGCAGAATAGTTGGCAAAGTAATTTAAAAATCTTTACTCCTGAAGAGTGTGCAATGCTCGTGAAGGAGTTTGATGAATCCAAAGACTATTTGGATGAAAGCGATCAACCGTTTTATAAGAATAGTTATGGAGTTTTTAATTTGCCATCATCTCTACAGTTTGTGGATAGGATTACAGAGAAGTTCAAGGAAAAATATCCTACCATTAAGTTTGCCAATACATATACAAGGTCGTATAGCAGAGGCAGCTTTTTAAAGATACATACGGATAGGCATACGTTGGATTTGTCTTTAAGTATTTGTCTTGAGGATAAGAATAACTTGGGCTGGCCTCTTTGTATTAGTGCAAAGAAATATCCCAAAGACGAATGGGATTTAAGTACTGATCCTAAGCCTTATGAAGAAAATTATTTAGAAGCGCACATGGGAGTTGGCTATGGTGCGGTGATGCATGGAAGAACATTTCCTCATTGGAGGGAAGAGTTGTTATGCGGAGAAAAGCAAAGAGCCATTTATATTTTTTACCATTGGACAATTGAAGTAGATGCCAAGGTTTTGATGAAAATTAAAAACCCAGACATTACTTTGTACAAGGATTTTGTAACTGATATTGAGGCTATTGAATTAATTCAAATGGCCAAGAGCAGATTGGAAAGATCTAAAGTTGTAGATGAAAAAGATGGTGGGTATGCGACTAGTGATGCAAGGACGAGTTCAGTTGCTTACTTTCAGAGGCGAGAGACGCCATTGATTGCACAGATAGAAAATAGGATTGCACAAGTTACTGGCACAACTGTAGACCAAGGCGAAGGTTTGCAAGTATTAAAGTATGAGGTTGGTCAGGAGTTTAGACCGCATCATGATTACTTTCCAGATTTGGGTATGCCGTATGAGCAAAAGGATAAAGGTGGTCAAAGGATATTGACTGCAATCATTTATTTGTCTGCTCCTAAGTTGGGTGGAGAGACTGAGTTTCCTGAGCTGGGGTTAGAGGTTAAAGCAGTGCAAGGTAATATGTTGACGTTTAGATATGAGAATTTAGATCCTAAGACTTTGCATTGTGGAAAGACTGTGTTGGCTGGAGAGAAATGGATAGTTACCAAGTGGGTTAGAAAAGAAACATTTAACTAGGAGTGATGATTGAAAAAAGTTTTGATTGCAACGGCCATGAGATTTGGAGACTCACTCCATGTATTGCCTATTGCTTCTTGGTTGGCAAAGAACCGTGATGCAAAGATTGATTGGGTGTATCACCAAAACATGGCTGGGTATTCACAACCACTAGTGGATATATTGAATGCATCTTCTTTTATCAATGCCGTTGGTAGTTTTAATTATGAAGAGTTAACGCCGTGGAAGGGTAAAGGTGTGATGGGATGCTGGAAGCCTTATCACTTAATACCTGATGAGTTGAATGCAAAGTACAAGAATTACTATGATGAAGTTTACTGTTTTGGTTATAGCAAAGAAGAGTACGAACATCGTAGGATGGGTTTCTTTACGGAGCATTTTGCACAAGAGCACAACTTAGGAGTTGATTATTCTTACAAGTTGGAATATGGAGAGCCAGATAAAAAGTTTGAATTGTTTCCAGTCAAGATAGACAAGATGTATGCGCCAGTATTGAAAGAGGTTGGTGCGGCAGAGCTTACTGAGTCAGATGGGATTATCAAGAATTTACAGTATGCAGCTGGTGCAAAAGAAGTTATTACCACTAGAACAGGGGCAGCGATTGCTTTAAGTCTAGCGAGGATACCTTTCAAGATTCGTTTCTTGGACAGTGATTACGATTGGTACTTAAACATCTGTCATCAAATTACTGGTGGCGTACAAAGGATTTAACATGGATGAAAGAATATTTGATTTTATTAATAACAAGATTGACGATAGAGTCGTTCTTGTATCGAACTCTCTATGCGATGGCGCAGCTAAAGACTATGCCGAATATAGAGCGATGTGCGGAGTTATTCAGGGTCTACGATCCGCACAGTTAGAAATCAAAGACCTTGCACGCAAAATGAAAGTGGATGAAGACGATGAGTGAAATTTTAATCAGTCAAGACGGTAATACCGCAACGGCACTACCTGAAACTGCGGAGGAAAAGGCTAGACAAATACCTGATCCTCAGACCTTCCATATTCTCACAGTCTTACCAGAGATTGATGAAGAGTATGAAAGCGGATTACTCAAAGCTGGAACAACGATGCACTATGAAGAAGTGTTATCGCCAGTATTGTTTGTAATCAAACTCGGCCCTGATGCATATAAAGATGCAGCAAGGTTTCCAAACGGCCCCAGTTGCAAGACAGGGGATTTTGTAATTGTGCGCCCTAACACGGGTACTAGGATCAAGATTCACGGTAAAGAATTTAGGCTCATCAAGGATGACCAAGTTGAAGCCGTAGTTCAAGATCCTCGCGGCATTAGTCGTGCTGCTTAAGGAGAATGTATGGATACAAAAGAGTTTAAGTTTCCTGATGAGGAGAATGCGGTAGAGGAAAAAATTGAGGTCGAGATTGAGGACGAACCCGAGATTGAGATCATTGATGACCGCACCAAAGAGGAAAAAAAGGTTGAGAAGTTTGTCTTCAAGCCCAAAGAGGTGACTGAAGATGAGCTATCTGAGTACAGTGATAAGGTCAAAAAGCGCATGGGTGAGCTCCAAAAGGGCTATCACGATGAGCGCAGAAGGGCTGAACTGGCTCAAAAAGAGAAAGAAGATGCAATTAAATTTGCTCGATCTATTGCTGAAGAGAACAAAAAGCTCAAAGGATCTTTGAGTGTTGGTCAACAAGCTTTGTTGGAACAGGCTAAAAAAGTCGTGTCAAATGAGGTGGAAGAGGCTAAACGCAAGTACAGAGAAGCCTATGAGTTGGGAAATACTGACGCTGTGGTTGAGGCGAATGACGCTCTTACGAGTGCCAAAATCAAGTTGGAACGTGTAAATAATTTCAAGCCCCCTGTACAGGAGCCTGAAAATGAGGTACAAATACAACCTGAACAACCTGCGGTCGATCAAAAGGCCGCTGCTTGGAAACAGGATAACCCCTGGTTTGGCGAAGATGATGAGATGACCAGTTTTGCACTGGGCTATCATTCTAAGTTGGTCAAACAAGGAGTTGATCCTAGATCCGATGAATACTACGAGAAGTTAAATTCTCGCTTACGCAGTGTGTTTCCTGAGTCATTCGAACAGGAGTCATACGAAGAGCCCGTTAGGGAGCAGCGTAAAACTAAATCGAATGTGGTTGCGCCTGCGACTCGGAGCACTGCTCCTAAAAAAGTCACACTTACTACACGGCAAGTTGCTCTTGCTAAGAAGCTAGGTGTCCCGCTGGATGTGTACGCACGTTCAGTAGTTGAATCAATGAGGAATAATTGATATGTCAGAACAAAACCGTAAACCAAGAGAGACTGAAACACGGGAAGTTCAAAGCTACCGCCCACAATCGTGGAGGCCGCCAGAAGTTCTACCGATGCCAGACCCTAGACCCGGTTGGGTTCATCGATATATTCGTATTAGCATGATGGGCGCATCTGACCCTGCTAATATTTCTTCTAAACTTAGAGAGGGCTATGAGCCTGTAAGAGCAGAAGATTATCCTGAAATGATGATGCACGCCACACAAGAAGGCCGATTCAAAGGCAATATTGAAGTTGGTGGATTATTGTTATGCCGTATTCCTGAAGAGTTTATCAAGCAGAGGGAGGAGTATTACGCCTCTCAAGCCAAGGCTCAGATGGATTCAGTTGACAATACTTTTATGCGAAACAATGATCCTCGTATGCCTCTTTTCAAAGAGAGACGTAGCGAGACAACAATCGGTCGATAATTTTTTAGGAGTCCTTAAATGGCTTATCCAACAGTCTCTGCCCCTTACGGGCTAAAGCCTGTTAACCTGATTGGTGGTCGTGTATATTCTGGCTCAACCAGAATGTTCCCTATCGTTAATGGTTACAGCACATCTCTCTTCAACGGTGACGTTGTTGACCTCGGTACTGGTAATAATATCGGTGCTTTGGTAACTACTGGTCTTACATATAGCAGCACATCAGCTTCCAATGGAACGATTGGCGTGTTTGTTGGTTGTGAGTACTCTACAACTGGCGGCCCAATTTACGGTAAAAACCGTTTCCAATATTGGCAAGCTAGTACTACTGCACCTGATGCAGTTGGCTATGTGGTGGATGATCCTCAAGCAGTGTTCAAAGCAGCCGTTGTTAACGGTGGCTCTGCACAAAGCACAACGATTCTTTACGCCAACAACGCTTTCATTGGCGCCAATGGCTTCTACTCTGGTGCGGGCGGTTCAACTACTACTGGCGATTCAGCTGGTGGTATTGCATTGTCAGCTTCAGCTACAACCACATCTGCTATTACTCCAGCAACTGGTGGTGCTCCCTTCCGTATCGTGGGTATTGTCCCTGATACAGCAGTGACCGTTACTCAGAATGCAACTACTAGCTCTACGACAATCACATTGTCTTCAAGCAATAGTGCAATCTATCCTGGAATGGTAGTATCTGGCCCCGGTATCAACGCAGGTTCAAACACCTATGTGACTACCGTTAACGGTACAACAGTGACAATCAATCGTGCAGTAACAACCGCACAATCGTCTGCCGCTACATTCTCATTCACTGGCTATCCCGAAGTGTTGGTAACTTGGAACTTTGGTTTCCATAGCTACTTCAACGCTACTGGCGTTTAATTAAGGAGCTAACAAATGGCTATTTCACGCGCACAATTATTGAAAGAGCTGCTCCCAGGCTTGAACGCATTGTTCGGTTTAGAGTATGCACGTTATGGCGAAGAGCACAAAGAAATCTACGAAACAGAGACTTCTGAGCGTTCATTCGAGGAAGAAACTAAACTGTCTGGCTTCTCAGCTGCACCAGTCAAAAATGAGGGCACAGCCATCAGTTATGACAATGCACAAGAGGCATGGACAACTCGCTATAACCACGAAACTATTGCTTTGGGTTTCTCAATCACTGAAGAGGCGATTGAAGATAACTTGTACGACAGCTTGTCTGGCCGTTACACCAAAGGTTTGGCTCGTGCTATGGCATACACCAAGCAAGTTAAAGGTGCTTCCACTCTGAACAATGGATTCAACTCTAGCTATGTTGGTGGTGACGGTGTTGCTTTGTTCTCTACTGCTCACCCATTGGTGAATGGTGGTACAAACTCCAACACTCCTACAACCCAAGCTGACTTGAATGAAACCTCTCTTGAGAGCGCAGTTATTCAGATCGCTGGTTGGACAGATGAGCGTGGTCTTTTGATCGCCGCTAAGCCCAAGAAGTTGATTGTTCCTCCTTCATTGCAGTTCGTAGCAACCCGTTTGCTCGATACAAAACTGCGTGTTGGTACAAACAACAACGACATCAACGCAATTGAGAACAATGGTTCTATCCCCGAGGGATACACAATCAACCACTTCTTGACTGACGTTAATGCTTGGTTCTTGACTACAGACGTACCCAACGGCTTGAAGCACTTTGTTCGTACTCCCCTCCAGAATTCAATGGACGGTGATTTCGATACAGGTAACGTGCGCTACAAAGCCCGCGAGCGTTATTCATTCGGTTGGTCTGATCCCCTCGGAGTTTGGGGTTCTTCAGGTTCATTCTGATGGTGGGAAAAGGGGGTGTAAATACCCCCTTTTTTTTGTTGACACTTTTTGAATTTAGTGTATATTTAATGCATCTGGGAGTTTACTCTTGTTGCCACTGGCCCAGCAGACGATGCAACGATTAACAAGAGGCTTTTGCATAAGGATTTATCATGGCTCGTAGTACATTTGAAGGCCCAATTCTTCAGGGTAACAATCGTTTTGGCGCACTGCGTAACGTAGGTTATGTAGAGAGCGTTCAATCTCTTTATTTTGATTTAACAAATACAACTGCTTATACCGCTGGTTACTCTGGTGGCAATCAACAGTTCGTTACTTCAAATGGCATTCCTAACGCACCTGCTACTGTATATACATCTTCATCTACTGTATATCCTCCAACAGCTGCTACCATTACTGCTGACACAGGCACGATCATTTATCGTGGTGGTGTTGTGTATGTTCCTTATGGATCAATCATCCGTGACATCATTGTTGATGTTCCTGCAGTACAGACTTTGACAACTGGTACTGTTACTGGTATGGAAGTGTTGGTGAGCAACGGCTTTACTGCTTCTGGTGGTACTGCTAAGTATGCTCAGTTGGGCACATCTAGCACAACATTTACTGCTGGACGTCAAAGCTTGACATCTGAGTACACAGTTGCCCAGTTGAACAACTTGATTGCTGGAACAACAGGTGACATCACAAATCCTACTGGCGCTAATACCGACAATAACGGATCTTTGGTATCACAAATTGTTGTTACTTTGGCAACCAACGTATCAGGCGCTAACGGTGCTGCTCCATTTACCGCTGGTAAATACAACATTATCGTGCGTTATACACAAGCCGATCCTAACATTGGTAACTCTACGACTTACCCATACGGCAACTTCGATTAATGAATAGGGGCTACGGCCCCTTTCTTTAAACATTTTTTTGGAGTTATTATGTCGTTAAGCCTTGGTCTAATTAATTTTTTCAGTGGTGGCCAACAAACAGGTGGATTAGGCCCACAGTCTGCTACTACTCCTTTGGTTGGTATTGATGGATCAGCCCAGTTTTTAGCGCCTCAACGTCTGCGTGATGTTGTTGGTAAGTTAAAAGTTAGTCAATCACAAAATATTTATGATGCTGACTTTGAGTATGGCGTACAACCTTTGCGTTGGGAAAACGTCATTAACAATGCATCAGGTCAAGCATCAATTGTGCAAAACCCCGGTCTTGGTGGCGTAACCATGACCATCGGAGGTGCTGCATCTCCCGGCGATATCACTATTCGTCAATCACGTCCCTATCACAGATATCAGCCTGGTAAGACTTTTTACATGGCTTCCAATGTTAACTTTGGAGCTTCTGTAAGCGGTCAATTCCAACGTGTTGGTATCTTTGATGATTCAAACGGCATATTCTTTATGCAGTCTGGTACTGGTGGGGGTACTGTAAATCCATATGGTATGAGCGTTGTTATACGTTCAGACTCAGGTGGTTTACCTGTAGATACAGTATTCCCTGCTGACCAATGGAATGGAAATCAAAAAATCCGTGATGCTTTGAACTGGAGTTTGGTTCAAATGATATGGATGGAGTATGCATGGTATGGAGCTGGTGCTTGCCGCTGGGGTGTTGTGATTGATGGTGAGCCTTGGGTTCTTCATCAAGTTGGAACAGGTAATGGCTTGCTTAATAAAACAAGCGGAGCCAATACTCCACAAACTACACCTTGGAGCCGTACAGGTAACTTGCCAGTACGTTACGAGCAAAGAGACAATGGAACGGGTGCTCCATCAGTAATGACTCACTATGGTGTTTCAGTATTGATTGAGGGTTCAATTGATAGACAGCGTGGATTTACCTATTCATATGGTAACGATGCTAAGACGCAGACTAGATCGCCATCTACTGCAATCACTCGATATCCTGCAATGTCTTTTCGTATGAGAGCTATAGGAACGGATGTGTTTGATCAAACAAATGCGGCCATTTCTAGTGGTACAAATAGCACTTTGACTATTGGATCTAGCGGTGCTACACCAGCTATTAACTCTGTTGTTGGTCAAGCAAACAATGGACAAGCATTATTAACTTTTGCATCAGCTCATGGTTATGCCGTGACTAATACTGCACAAGCTAACAATCCTGCTCAGTACATTACGCTTAGCTCTTTTACTGAAGTTGGCACATCTACTACTGGTAACTATAGTGCTGCTGGCACTACATTGACTATTACTGCCGCAGCTTCTGGGGTATTCCAAGCTGGAGCAGTTTTATCTGGTACTGGTACAGTTGCAGGTAGCACAATTGTTCAGCAGTTGACATCAACAGCAACCGCAGCTACAACAACTACGGCAGCTAATGTGGCCATAGGTGCAAACATTATTCCAATCACTTCAGCATCTGGTGTTGTAGTTGGTCAAATTGTTTCTGCTACTGGAATTCCTGCTGGCGCTTATGTTCAACAGATCAATGGAACAACCATTGTGATATCTGCATTTACTACTGCTGCGATTACAAGTGGAACAAGTATTGCGTTTGGAACACCTGGTGTAGCTGGTACTTATCAAATGAGTTCAGCTCAAGGCACATTGTCTGGCACTTTAACTGCCACAACAACGTATGCTGCCCAAACTTGGCTGATCCAAAATATCCCAAGCACAACCACAATGGTATTGCCAATCATTCTTCAGAATGGTGTAACGGCTACTACCAATCCAACAGCAACCTATTGGGGTGTGAATCAGTTTGTTGGTAAGTTTGTTTACTACCAAGCAAGTATGCCTTCAGTTAGCACTATCAGTAATCCTGCTAGTTCTACTATTGCTGGCTTGACAAACTACACATCTACAATCACGTTTAGCTCTGCTCATAATTTGAAACAAGGTGACGTGATCTATATTAGCGGAGCCACACCTGCTGGCATGAATGGAATATTCTCCGTTAATACTGTCTATAGTGCTGGTGTTGCATCGACAACTGCTATCTCAGTTAACTGGGGTAATGTGAATCCTGGCAACTATAGTTCTGGTGCTACGATTGTTTCTCCTTATACCGCAAGGATTACATCAAATACCGTAAGCACTATTACATTCCAAGATATTGTTACTGGCTTGCCAATGGCAAATGCTCCTGCATCAGGTAACAACTACCAAATTGGATTGATTGATCGTGGTCAGTTACTGCCACAAACTTTGCTATTGAACTCTTCACAAACTTGTTTGGTTGAGTTGATCTCTAGCACTCCCACTAATCAGCTATCTTTGTCTCAGGCAAACTTTGTACCTTTGAACACATTGGGTTCATATAACTCGTTTGCTGAACAAGATTTGACTGCTACATCATTGTCTGGCGGTGAGGTTGTGTATGCATTCTCAACCCCTCCTAATGGTTTGCAACAGCTTGATTTGACCAACTTCTTCCCTGTTCTTACAAACGTAAGAGGTAACGTAGCTGACATTCTGACGGTTGCGGTTACTTGTTCAAATAGCAGTGGAGTGAATCTTCAGATTAATGTTGTTTGTCAAGAAGCGATGGCTTAATCATGAGTACCCCAGCATGGCAACGCAAGGAAGGGAAGAATCCGAACGGAGGCTTAAACGCCAAAGGCCGGGCATCCGCAAGGAAGGAGGGGATGCATTTAAAAGCTCCCCAACCCGAGGGCGGATCAAGGAAGAAAAGCTTTTGTGCCAGGATGGAAGGTATGAAAAAGAAGTTGACTTCATCCAAGACGGCAAACGATCCAAATAGCAGAATCAATAAAAGTCTGCGTGTATGGAAATGTGCTGATGGATGTGCTGTAAAAGGCCATACAAAAGGAAAGTTTGTCTGATGGAAACGATGGTATGGAATGCAATTCTCTCCTTTCTTGTCGCAGTTTTAGGATGGGTATTGAGAGAGAAATCCGCAGAATTGCAACGGGTAACTATTTTGCTCAATCGTACTCGGGAAGAGATAGCCAAAGAGTATGTGACAAAAGCAGAAGTCCATGCGGATATAAACAGAGTTCTGGATCGTTTGGACAAGTTGGACGAAAAGCTTGACAGATTGATGGAGAAATATCATGCCGTCAACCAGTAAGAAGCAACACAATTTCATGGAGGCGGTGGCTCACAATCCAGCGTTCGCCAAGAAAGTCGGAGTCTCTCAGAAAGTGGGAGAGCATTTTAGCAAAGCGGATACAGGCCGCAAATTTAAACAAGGTGGTACTATGAAGCACGAGAAGAAAATGGCAGCAGGCGGCCTGAACCCTATGGCCGCAGCTATGATGATGAAAGCAGCAAGAAAGCCCAGAGCAGCAGCTCCTGCGGCTATGCCTGCAGCTCCTATGGGTGGAATGGGCATGAAGCATGGTGGTAAAGCTCACCATGAAGATCACCATCACCACATGAAGATGGCACATCATCACCTGAAAATGGCGATGAAAGCCGGCGGCAAGACTATGGAAAAAGGCGAGCCACACTCAAAAGAGATGGGCGAAAAGGTGCTTAAGCATGGCGGTAAAGCTATGGCTAAACATCACTACGCTGGTGGTGGTCACATTTCCGAGCAACGTATGGAGCCTGGCCACATGGAAAAGGGTCACGATTTGAAGCGTGGCAACAAGAAGTTTGGCGAGCACGCTGTCCAAGAAAAGGGTCATACCCGCGGTATGAATCCTACAATGAAGGGCAATACAATTGGTACTGGCCCATTGATCAATACCAAAAAACGTGGCGGCAAGATTTGCTAAGGAGCAGAATATGAAACATCATCACGCACCTATTCATCCTCATGGTCACGAGCATCCTCATCACCATGAGATGCACCATGAAATGGTTGAGAAAGAACACAAGGCTGGTGGCCATGTGCATCACTCTCATCACATTAAAGAGCACGCTGCTGGACACCATATGCACAACGATGTAATTGAGCATTTGCACAAGCATCAAAAGCATATGGCACATGGTGGTAAGGTACACCACAAGCACCACAAGTAGGAGCTAAAAATGGCTAGGCATAAAGTTAAAAGATTCGCAGCTGGCGATCCAGTTGTTGATGACGGTGGAGATGGTTACGGTATAGACGCACAACCAATGGGTGGTGGCGATCCAATGGCAGCACAAAATGCTATGGATCAACAAAACCAAGCAATGGGTGCGGCTTACTCAAACATGGGATCGGCTCCCGTTGCTCCTACTGATATGGGGCCACAAGCACCTATTCAGCAAAACTCTATGCCTACGCCTGCTCCTAGAGCGCCTATTGTTACCAAGAAACAATTGGCTGACTCTGGATACGATAATCTTAGAGATTATTTGAATGCTCAAAAAGGTTTGACTCGCAAGGGTGAAACAGAAGCTAGAAAGCCCACTAAAGCCGCGGCTAAAGCTGCGCCCGCTAAAGAAACTCCAAAAGCATCTTCTAAGAAGACAAGTGAGTGGGAAGATAACACGCCAGTTCCTAGAATGAAGGGTGAATGGGAAGACAATTCTCCTTTGCCTACTATGAAAAAGTCGGCTAGAGATTTGATTAATGAGAGCAAACCAAGTCCAGAAAAAACCCAACAGATGTTGGATGCAATGGTTCCTGGCGGTGGCGCACTCAAAATGGTTGCCAATGCTGCTAAAAACTTAGCTGCAAGAAGAGGTGCTGTAGAGTTGGCAAAGGAAGTTGCTCCCGCTTTAAAGCGCTTGGAAACCAATGGCAGAAGAGTAATTGGGCCGGCACAAACAGAGTTGGCAAATCCACAGCTCAAGCTTGGCATGAAAAAAGGTGGCCATGTCAAGAAAGAGATGGCTAAAGCTAAGGCTGGAAGGGGAGATGGTATAGCCACTAAAGGTTATACGAAAGGCAGATACCTATGATGCCCAGTCGAGGCATGGGGGCAATGAGCCCCTCTAAGATGCCTAAAAGAAAGACTATTCATCGTAAGGATCATCCTGATGACGTATCGCTTTACAAAAAAGGCGGTGAAGTATGGGATACACCCAATCCAGCTAAGAAGCACAAGAAATTAAGTTCTGCTAAGAAGGCTAAAGCAAAGGCGATGGCTAAGGCGGCAGGTAGAGTCTATCCAAATTTAATCGACAACATGAGGGCTTCAAAATGAACTTACCTAGCTATATCCAAGATAACATTGAATTCTTGATTGAAGAGTTGAATGCCAGAGCAATACATCAGCTAATGTCAAATGGCCATGTTGATGATAGACTTTCTGACATTCTTGATGGTTTGGAAAGTAATCTTAATGTTGCACCCATTGAGACTCCTGCACCTGTTGTCGCTGATCCTACTCCTGATCCTCTTGTTGAAACGCCAGAAGCGGTAGCTGCTTTTTTAGCTGATGAGCCACACGAGCAGTTTACTCACCCTGATGACGTAGCGCCAGAAGAAGTTAAATGAGCACAACAGGCACAACTGGCTTTGACCTAGACTTCACGGAGTTAGCCGAGGAAGCGTGGGAGCGTGCCGGTCGTGAAATGCGTTCTGGTTATGACTTGCGTACTGCTCGCAGGTCAATGAACTTGATGACGATAGAGTGGCAGAATCGTGGTATCAATATGTGGACGATTCAGCAACAGTCTATTACGTTTGTGCAAGGTTTGAACACCTACCCAATTCCTGCTGATACTATTGACTTGATGGATCATGTGATTCGTACAAATCAGGGCTCATCAAGCAATCAGGCTGACTTGAATATTACCCGGATTAGTATGCCTACATATGCGACTATTCCAAACAAGCTGACTCAAGCCAGGCCAATTCAGGTTTTGGTGCAGAGGAATTCGACAGAAACCAATCCTTTACTGGTCAATAGTACTGCCGTTACTCTTGCGACTAGCATAGGTACTACAGATACCACAATCGTGCTTTCTAGCACTGTTGGAATGGCTGCTCAGGGCTATATCCAGTTGGGGTCTACTTCTGGCGAGATTGTTTACTACTCATGCATTTCTGGCAATAGTTTGCAGAATTGTTTTAGAGCACAGAACAATACGACTGCTCAGTCCTATACCGCAGGATCAGGCACACCCATTTATATCCCTCAGATCCCAGCGATTACAGTCTGGCCAACACCAGATGGATCGACCACATACACATTTGTGTATTGGAGAATGAGGCGTGTACAGGATACTGGATCAGGTATCCAGACACAGGACATGAACTACAGGTTTTTGCCTGCTGCCGCTGCTGGTTTGGCTTACCATATTGCCACTAAAACGCCTGAGCTTATGCAAAGGATTGAGATGCTCAAGGGTCAATATGACGAGCAGTTTAATCTTGCGGCTGGTGAGGATAGAGAAAAGGCTGCAATTAGGTTTGTGCCAAGACAGATGTTTATTGGCGGGGGCGTGTAGTGGGTAACCGTTTCGCATCTGGCAAGTATTCGATTGCCGAGTGCGATCGATGTGGCCAAAGATACAAGCTAAAACAGTTGAAAATGGAGGTCATTAAGACTAAACTATATCAACTGAAAGTTTGTCCTGAGTGTTGGGATCCAGATCACCCGCAGTTGCAATTGGGTATGTATCCAGTTGATGATCCGCAGGCGGTTAGACAACCTAGACCAGACTTGTCTTATGACACTTCTGGCTTAGATGTAAATGGATATCCTTCTGGTGGATCTAGGGATACTCAGTGGGGATGGAATCCAATCGGTGGATCTAGTGGTTTTGATACGGTGTTGACTCCTAATTATTTGGTGGCAACAACAGCAGTTGGTACGGTAACAATTACAGGGAGTTAAACATGGCTAAGCATGACGATATCGCAGAAGACAAGAAGCTGATTAAGAAAGCTTTCAAGATGCACGATAAACAAGAGCATCCTGGTAAGCGCACCAATCTTTCTAAGTTGAAGAAGGGTGGTTTGGCAGGTGTATCTGGTGAATCAATGAAAGCAGTTGGTCGTAATATGGCCAGAGCTAACAATCAAAGAGGTGGATGATGCCTATACAAATCAAACCTACAAAGAAGAATAGCCCAGCTATTCACAAGCCAAAGCAGGTTTATAACGACACTGCGGCTAAGTATGCTGCTCCCCATCACATGAATGACAAGCGTTATGGTGTAGAGGCTATTGAGCAGAATCCTGACCATCCTGATATTGGCCTGGGAGTAAAGATGCCTACTCGCCACAACTGGACACCATTGAATGGTGGTGTTTCTATTGGAAACATGGACGATATCAAGACTACTGGTGAAGAAACCAGAGGTAATGGCGCTGCTGAGAAGGGCAGAATAGCACGAGGCCCAATGGCTTAATATGTACTATAGCGAACTAGTCACTGCTGTAAATGCTTATGTAGAGAATAACTTCCCTACAGTTGACCTCAATCGCATGATTGAGCAATGCGAGCAACGCATCTATAACACGGTGCAGTTGCCTAGTTTGCGTAGGAATGTGACTGGTACTTTGACGAGTGGCAATCAATATTTATCTGCACCAAGTGATTTTTTAGCTGTTTATTCACTAGCAGTTTATCCTGTAGATGGCTCTACTGGTAACTACCTTTACTTATTGAATAAAGATGTTAACTTCATTCGTGAGGCGTATCCCAATCCAAGTGTTCAGGGTCAGCCTAAGCACTATGCGATTTTTGGGCCACAGTCTTCTAATGAGTCAGAGTTGACATTCATCATTGGGCCTACGCCTAACATGGCGTACAACGCTGAGTTGCATTATTACTATTACCCAACATCTATTATTCAGGCGGCAATTGGCACGACTACGATTAGTAATGTTGGATCTGGATACACAAATGGTACTTACTACAATGTTGCTCTTACTGGCGGTACTGGCAGCAGTGCTACTGCCACTATTGTCGTTTCAGGCGGGATTGTAAGCTCGGTAACAATGATTACAAACGGTTGCTACTATGCAGTTGGAGATGTTCTATCTGCATCTTTTGCGACTGGTACAGGGTTTGCGTTAACAGTAACTTCAATTACCAACCCCAACGGTGAGACATGGCTTGGTGATAATTTTGATTCTGCTTTGTTGAATGGCACGTTGATGGAAGCCATAACGTATATCAAAGGTGAAGACAGTATGTTGGCTTTGTACAAAGATCGTTATACCCAGTCTATTGCGTTGCTCAAGAACTTGGGAGATGGCAAACTGCGTATGGATGCTTATCGAGATGGTCAAGTAAGGACACAAGTCGCATGAGCATAGTTCAATCTCAAACCACTTCCTTTAAGGCGGAGCTCTATCAAGGGGTGCATAACCTTTTGACGGATACACTGTACATGGCTTTGTATACTGGTAATGCCAATATCAATGCGTCAACAACTGCATATACTTCATCAAATGAAGTTACTGGTACAGGCTATACGGCAGGTGGAAACCAGGTAACTGGGGCTACAGTCAATACTTATGGCTATACGGCCTATGTTAATTTCAACAATGTGGTGTGGACTAATTCAGTCATTACTGCTCGATGTGCTTTGCTTTATAACGTAAGCAAGGGCAACAAATCCATTTGTGTGATCGACTTTGGATCAGACAAGACAATGTTAAATTTCACCATTACAATGCCTGTGAATGCGTATAACACGGCATTAATTCGCAGTTCTAATTAGGAGCCATCATGGATCACAAAGAAAAGATTAATGCAACAGAACAATTGGGCGCATCCGTCACCCAAAATAGCAATGTTATTGAAGATATGAAGGTCACGGGTGTTTATACTGTGTCTTGTATCGGTGCTGATGGCATTGTTAGATGGGAAGAAAATGTCCCCAATTTAGTGGTCAATGTAGGTAAAACAGACCTTTTGAACAAGTATTTTGCTGGCACTACATATACTGCTGCATGGTATTTGGGTCTGGTAGATGGCGGTTCATCCCCTACTTATAATGCTTCAGACACGATGGCATCACACTCTGGATGGACTGAGAATACTGGTTATTCTAACTCTACCCGTCCTGCTGCTTCATTTGGGTCAGCATCTGCTTCTGGTGGCGGTGCAGGTTCTGCTGGTACTGGAACAATTTCCACATCAGCTACTGCATTCAATATCAATGCGACTGGCACAATTGCTGGTGCATTCTTGGTAACCAATAGCACAAAAGGCGGAACAACAGGTACTTTGTATTCTGCTGGTAGCTTTGCCACAAATCGTTCAGTATTGAACGGTGACACACTAAATGTAACCTATACCGCTAATTGCTAAGGATTAATCATGGCAGCAAAATTTACAATCGGTGAAAACGTAAAAGTTGTACCTGCGCCTGTTGATCCTACTGGCCCTGTAGAGGCTTTGCAAATGGATGCTTCTGGAAACATCTCTTACCTCATTTCTTGGACTGACGAGAATGGTGTGGTACAAAACAGATGGTTTCAGGAGTCACAATTAGCAGCAGTATGATATGGCGGATACAGGCGGATGGGGTTCTGGTAATTGGGGCCAAGCCGTTTGGGGCGGATCCGTCTTTAATCCTACGCTTGTTGAGAGCTTAAACAATGGGTATTGGAATGCTAGTACCTGGGGTAGTGGAGTTTGGGGTGGAACGCCTAGCGTAACTGATTCAGAGTCGTATACGGCCATAAGTGCTGTAACGATTACCGAAACTGCTACGGTTACAGATTCTGAGACGGGCATAGTTAGTTTTAACAATACTGTTTCTGAGACTGATACGGTAACGGATTCTGTAAGTGTAGGCAATTCAATGCCAGTATCAGTTAGTGAAACTGCTACGGTAACGGATTCTGAATCGGTAACTTTGAATGCGGTGGCATCGGTAACGGAAACGGCTACGGTAACTTCAAGCCAAGCAGGTGGATTTACGTTTGTTGGACTGGTAACGGAAACAGCAACGGTTACGGATACAGTGGTTCCAGGTGGAGCATTTAATGTATCGGTAACTGAGGTGATAACGGCAACGGAATCTGAGACAGGTTTGTTAACCATGACGGTTAATGTTTCAGAGACTGCTACGGTAACGGATTCAGTTACGACTACGGCAACGCAGTTTGTAACAGTAACAGAGACAGTATCTTTAGCGGATGTGGTAAGCCCTGCTGGAAGTATTTTCTTTGTTAGTTTGACAGAAAGTGTGACTGCGACAGACTCTCTTTTTGCTAGAAAATTGTGGGAATTAATTGATGACAGTCAATCTCCTTCGTGGCAGAATATAGGGGACACGCAGACACCGAATTGGACAGTGGTCGTTGATAGCCAATCACCCAATTGGACTATTATTTCAACATAGGGGATTTAAATGACAGTTGCGAATACAACTCTATTGGGGCTAGTCCAGCCGACAACAGGCTCGGAAAGTGGCGTGTGGGGCGATGATGTTAACTATGGCTTAACATCTATTGTCGATATTTCAGTTGCTGGTACTAACAATATCACGCAAGACTCAGATATCACGTTGTCAATTACCAATGGTAATAACACGACAACCAGTACATTTCCATCTACTGCAACGAACTCAACTGTAGCTCAATATGCGGTATTGAATTGCACAGGTATTAGAACAGCAAACAGGAACATCATCGCTCCTGCAAGCAGTAAAGTTTATTATGTAATTAACTCTACTACCACGGCTAGTACGCCATTCACCATTACCATCAAGAAATCTGGTGGTACAGGGGTAACAATTCCTCCTGGTGCAGCAGCTTTGGTAGCCTATAACGGTACAGATTTCCAAGCGATCAATGCGATTACTGGCATACTTGGATTTAGCGATACCAACATTGTGATGTCAGCACAAGCAAGTGCAAACACATATGTTCAGGCAATTATTCAGAATACCAACTCTGGCACATCCGCATCATCAGATTTTATTGTTACTAATAACCTTGGTACTGCAACAACGTACTACGGTGACTTTGGTATCAACTCATCCACATTCAGTGGTACAGGTTCTCTAAATGCAGCGAATGCAACATATTTAACTGCAACAAGCGGTGACTTGGCTCTTGGTACAACTACATCAAACGCAATTCACTTGGTTATCAATGGTAGTGCAACAGATGCCATGACAATCAATACAAGCGGTGCTGTGGCTTTCAATGGTCAGTATGGAACATCAGGACAAGCATTGCTATCAGGCGGTTCAGGTGCGGTTCCTACATGGGGCACAGCAGGTATTTCAACAGGTAAGAGTATCGCAATGGCGATGATCTTTGGGTTCTAATTTAGGAGTTAATCATGGCAGTCAATATCGTCAACGTCACAACCATTAACGGCATCACGACTGGCTATACGCCATCAGGTACTAGTGCTGTGGTTCTTCTTCCAAATGCATCAGGTAGCGCACAAGTGTTCAAGATTGACCAAGTGACTGTTGCTAACCTGACATCGAGCGCGGCTACCGCAACGCTTCAGTATTACTCTAATGGTTCTGTAGCCCAAGGATCTGCTCCATCAGGTGGTTCTGTGGTGTCAAGCTTGGCATATCAGATCTCTGTTCCTCCAAATTCATCATTGATTTTGAGCGACAAAACAACAGCTTTTTACTTGGTTGATGGAAACTCCATCACAGTCACAAGTGGTACTGCATCAGCATTGTCTTATACCGTATCTTACGAACTGATTTCTTAAAATGAGTTTTCAATCCCATCCTGGTGGATTTGTCTCTGCTCAATACAATGGGCTGAACTACCCTGTGTCAACGGTAGAGTATCTTGTTGTCGCTGGAGGTGGTGGTGTTGGGCCATCAAGTAATTATTATGCGGCAGGTGGTTCTGGTGCGGGTGGATTATTAACCGCAACAGGTTATCCAATTACTATAGGTTCAACCATAA